TAATTTCGGATAATTGCTTGCAACTTGTTTTAAACTTAAAATACTATCAAAAAACGGTTGCTTTTTAAAATTGCCTGACCTTATCTCTTTTATTCGCCACGCTATCCGTTGCCTTTGCCTTGCCCGTTTTTGTATTTGCCTTGCTTGTCTTGTATTCATTGCTTTTGCCCCCCTATCCACTACAAGTATATCACGCCACAAAATAGAAGTCAAGTTTTGTTAAGTTATTTTTTACCCATAACACCTTACATCACAACCACTTACAGACAAAAGTTAGTTCCCAAAATATAATTTACCCCGACTTTCCCTTTATCCCTAACTCCTTACACCATAACGCCTTACATAACATAATCATGTATACAATTAAAAAATAAATCAACAACCGCCCCCGAAATCCCTGTTAATAATACGAAAGTAAGCTCTGTTAAGCGTTACAATTATCCCGAAAGCCAGCCCAGCGTTAATAATTATAAATACCCAGTTTACCCCCAAAACTTTAAAAAGACTTTCACCCATACTTTATAAAAACATATGCCCTGTTAAGTAATGCTCAATAGCCAGCTTGTTAATAATTGCAGGAATAGGAAAGCCAGTAATCAATAACTGGCAGGGGGCGATAGCCCCCGTAAGGAATACTCAAAAGTTAGCTCGCCCGTAAGGGCAAATCTCCAGACCCCCAAAGTCTGAAACTATATCCACTTTGAAACCCTTAATGTGTTTATACTCTTATAATATAAACACATCTCAATCGTTATACTATAAGGACTTACAACAAAAAAGGGCGTGGGGTGCGATTTAGCGGTTGACCATTTATGTATATTATACACCCCTATTGTTACCAAATTTGACCAGAAACCACCATAAACTACACCTTTATAGACCTTTCTATACCAATTAAGGAACTTTAAGCACAAACCAGCCCAGTCCATACGACCCCCTAGCCGAGCCTCATATCGGCTCGCCAGCCTCTCCTAATCGCCAAATAACCCCTTTCTACGCCTTCTCCTAAACATGCCCTAAGCTCTGCGACACAGGTGCGACCTACCTACATAAACATATACAAACCTATATAAAGTATATCACTCCCACTGGATACCATTCGTCAACCCCCCTACCCCCCAGGGGGTAACGTTTAGCTCTTCTCCGCTTCGATATAAAGGTAAGAGTAACTCCGAATTACCCCAAAGACTAAATTTAGCATGTGGTCTAAATCTATGAAGCGAATACGGGGCTTAATCGCTTTATTTGATTCTTATGTGATGATTATCATGACAATTGATATAAGTCTTGTCAATTAACAGACTTACTATTTGATTGACTACTTTATAACTAGTTTATTACTATTTTAGTAGATAATAGTATTTTAGTAGTAGTTACCTAACAGATAGTTGAAATATGGTAATGTGTTTGGTAATTGTGTGGATACCAGATATGGTATAGATTCTTGGAAAGGGGGTATGGATACTACCACATCTTGTGGAAAAGGGTAGAAAATTGTGGATACTACTACCCAATATAGGAATAATAGGGGTGGATAGTCGGCGTGAGTAACCAGAGGTTTGGTCGGCGAATTGTAACCAAAAGTTGACACGGAGAGATTTATATGATATACTTATAGTGAAGGAATATGTAAGGAAAAATAAGTGGCTATTATGGGAGTGTCTATATCATGATAGACTACAATGACCATAACCAGACACTTATCTTATATAAAAGGAATAGAAAATGAGAGGAGACGGAAAAGGTAAGTTTTATAGGCAATGCAATTTAGATAAGACTACTTGGCAAGCAATTAAAGCATTTAGAAAAGTCAAGAGACATATGCTAGCATCCTTATCTAGAAAGAAAAAATAATTTACCCCGACTTGACTAGGCTCTAGTGGGGAATCCTGCTGGACTAATTTATCATCCCTAGTCAAGTTTTTATTTTGCGGAGTGGAACAGTAGTTAGCTCGTTTGCCTCATAAGCAAAAGGTCGTGGGTGCAAATCCCATCTCCGCTACCATGAGGGATAGCTCAGGTAGTAGAGCATTTGTCTGAAAAACAAAGTGTCGTAGGTGCAAGTCCTACTCCCTCAACCAGGGGGCATAGTTTAATTGGGAAAACTTCTGATTTGCACTCAGACGTTCTCGGTTCGACTCCGAGTGCTTCCACCATACGGAGTAGTGTAATTGGTAATACGCCAGGCTTTGAACCTGGAAATAATGGTTCGACCCCATTCTCCGTAACCACTTGACACGGAGCATTTTTTGTGGTATACTTGTATTGGGGAGAAACTATTTTTTATAGTAATTATTTGTATAGATAAAATAAAAAAAATATATTTTAAAGGTAATCTAAAATGAGAGAAAAATTAGGACTTTACAAAAGTAAAACAGATAAACGAGATTTTTTAGTAACTACATTAGTTGAAGATGTAATATACGAACTTCCAGAAAAATTTAGTATTAGAAATAAAATGTCTCCTGTTAAAAATCAAGGTCGAGAAGGTGCTTGTGCAGGATTTGCTGGAGTAGCAGTAAAAGAATATCAAGAAAAAATAGATTATGGATTCACAGATGATAGATACGTCGACCTCAGCGAAAGATTTTTATACGAAGAAGCAAAAAAAATATCTGGACATCGTGAAGGAACAACTTTGAAAGCAATAGCAAAAGTGCTTGTAGACAGAGGAGTATGTCAAGAACACTTTTGGAAATATATTCCAAAAGACCCACAACAATCTTTACCAGGAGCACATCATAATGCTTTAAAATTTAAAGTTGAACCAGTTTATGTTAGAATCACAAATGAAAAAGAGTTAAAAGCAAGTTTAATAAAATTTGGAGCTATTATTATAGGAGTGATGGTTTACAGAAATTGGTATCGTCAAAAAGATGGACATATACCAGATGCTACTTTTTGTGATAAAATTAAAGGAGTTCTCGGAGGACACGCTATAACCATTACAGGATTTAATAATATTACCCAGCGATACGAGTTTAAGAATAGCTGGGGAGAATCTTGGGGGAATTCAGGTTATGGCTACCTTTCATTTTCTGAAATGCGTCGCACATTAATGGATTGTATCTGCATGGTAGATATTGATGATGAAAAAGAATGGGAAAAGACTCCTATAAAAACAGTGGGAGACTTATCTTTCTTAAAACGAATGAAAGCTTGGGTATAAAATGAGAAAAAGAAGGTGTGGTAAATTAGCTCCAGGTTATAAAAATGGTGATTGGATAAATAAACATTATTGTAAAGAAAAAGAATGTAATAATGAAATATGTTATGAAACTTGGAAAAATGGTTTAGGAAGATGTTATTTTTGTGCTAGTAAGAATCGTAAAAGAAAAGGGTTATATTATAAGGGTAAATTTGCTTCATATTATAAAGATGGTAGATGTCTTAAAAAGCATTATTGCATAGAACCAAACTGCAATAAAGAAATTACTATGCAAACTGCTTTATATGGTAAAGGAAGATGTGCTTCATGTGCTGGTAAAAATAAAAAGGATTTATTATTTTATAAAGTTCCTCATGGAAATGGAGAATATTATAAAAACAATTGGATGCGTTCTTCTTGGGAAATAGTTTTTGCTAAGTTTTTAGATTTAAGTGGATATAAATGGCTATACGAACCTAAAGCATTTGATTTGGACAATACCACTTATACTCCAGACTTTTATATTCCTGAATTTAATTGTTATATAGAGATTAAAGGTTGGTGGAGAGATGATGCTAAAATAAAGTTTAATGCTTTCAAAAAGAAATATCCTAATAAAAATATAAAAGTATTAAGAAAAAAAGATTTACAAGAATTAGGGGTATTATAATGAAAGAACTTAAAGGCAAAGACTTACATTTGGCAGATGTTATATTTATTGACGACAGAAGTAAATTCAATTTTATAGCTAAAGCGATTCGTTATGTGCAATATGGAGGTCATTATCCTATTGATAAATTTAATCCTAATCATATAATTACTGTTGTAAAAGAAAATGAAGATATAAATAAAGTTATGGTAATTCAATCGGCTTTTATGGGCGTAACTATCAAACCATTAAAAAATTGGGTAAACCACCCATATTGTAATATAATTATAAAACGATATAGTAAATCTTTTAAAGGAAAAAAACAAAAACTTGTAGATTGGTATTTTAGTAAGTTAGGAATAGGATACGATTATTTTGCTTTATTAGGGATATATATGAGATACCTTTTAATAAAAAATAGTGATTCATTAATTTTTAAATGGTATTTGAATCGTATAAAAAATCCTTTAAATAATAAAATTAGATTTTATTGCTCTGAAATAATATATAAAGGTTTTTTAAAGATATTAAAAGACCATTTATGGAGAAAATATCACTGGACATTTATTACTCCTTTAGATATGTTTAAAAGTAAGAAATTAACAACCATTGCTAAACATTTTAATTACAAATACAAATAGGAGACTCATATGTTTGAAGAAATTGTAGACAAAATCAAAGAAATTGTTGGACGATTTATCACTCCAGAGATGATTGATGAAATTTTGAACTATCTTCAGAAAGTTCAAGAAATACTTGTCAAGATTGTAGAGTATTTGATTCAAGTAAAAGAATGGTTATTTGGAGTAGTTAATAAGTTTTTTGGCGGATAATCTATAAGTTCAATACTTATAAGAAGTTAGAAAAAAAGAGGCTCATAATTGTTTATGGACTTCTTTTTTTATTGAAAAAAGTGCGTTTTAGACTTGACACGGAGACTTTTATGTGGTATACTTATAGTAGAGGGAGGAGATATGAGGAGAATATCTGTCTATTTTAGGCATTTTTATATATATTTATTTAAAGAAAAAAGGTTATTTTTATAACCGAATGAGTCTCAATAAGTTTGAGGCTCTTTTTTATTTGTAAGGAGAATCTATGGCAAAAAGTAAGAATTTACAAGTCTTTAAAGGAACAGGACTTACACATAACGAAAAGCGTATAGCACAACGAAAATATAAAAAGTATAAAGAAATATATCATATCGAATCTCTTAGTGATTTACAAATGCTTGAATCTCTTGTATATAGAGAAACTTTACAAGAAAGAACTAGAGACCAGATTGAGAAAGATGTTGATAAAAAAGGTAAATTAAAACCAGCTTCTACTCGTTTAATGAATATAATAAATAATAACGAAGAATGTATTTTAATTTTAAAAGAAAAATTAGGATTATTTGAAGATAAAAAAGTAAAAGACCCTTTTAAACATATACAAATATTAAAGAAAAAGTTTAAGAAATGGCGTGAAGAAAACCAGGGCTCTCGAACCCTCATATGTCCTCATTGCAGTAAATTAGTTCTTTTAAAAATAAGAACTAAAGCTTGGGAAGCCTTGAAACATCCATTTTTTAAAGACAGAATACTGGCTAACGTTCATTTGTGGAAATTATTAAAAGAAGGCAAAATAACAAAAGACGATATAGCTAAAGTTCTTGGTTGTTCTTCTGATTATATTAATTGGTTAAAAGAAAAGATTTATAATAAACCTTCCGAATAATTCCTACCCGTTTTCGTTATATTCTAATAGGACAACATATGCTTTTAAAAAAAATAGACGAAGAAGAACTTCAATTCATGGAGATGTGGCATTATCCCGTCGCTATGATAGAATCTTTATTTTCAAATTTTGATAGTTTATCTGAATTTGAAGAAGATAAATTTGGAGAATTACGTTTATATCAATTTCCTTTACCTTCTTACGAATCTATGATAGACGAAAATATGGAAAATTTGACAGAAAATTGGGAAGATTTGACAAAAAAGGAAAAAGCAAAAGAAAGGTTTGAATTAAGAAAAAATGTTGGAGATACAATTAGTTTAGGAGCAAGAAAATACGGTAAGACTCTTTGCACGGAAAAATTAGATATTCCTCTCTCTATGCTCCATGACGACGGTTGGTGGACTGGATGTGCTTCATTGGATACTATCCATTTACGAGGCGTATTAGATGCAATAAAGCCAGCGATTGATAATCATCCAATATTAAAATTATGGAAATTAAGTATTAGAACTGCTCATCCATATAAAATAGAAGCAAAAAATGGCTGGTTTCTTGATGGAATAAATATGAATTTACAATCCAAAAATCCTGGACATCAGTTCTTTGGTAAACATATGAAAAAACTTTGGATTGAAGAAGCAAGTTTTGAAACAGAAAAAGTGTATGAAAAAAGACAAGATGCTCTTTCTGAGTTAGGTGCAGTAATAAGATTATCAGGAATGACAAATTTTACAGAACATTCTCCAACAGGTAAAATCTTTCATAATTTTGCAAATAAGGCTAAGATAGTAAATCTTCCTCAATATGTTAATCCTTATTGGAATGAAAAACAAAAACAGGAAAGATTAAAAGAGTTTGGCGGAGTAGATTCGATTAATTATCGGGTCTTTGTTAAAGGCGAAGTAGTTGAAGATGGTGTTTCTGAGTTTGATATGGATAGAGTTAAAGAATGTTATAAAGAAAAAATAGAAATTAAAAGGTTTGAAATTAAGAAAGAGAGATATTCTAAATTCCAAGATACTATAGTAGTAGAACGACCTAAAAATGCTGAAAGAATGTTTATTTGTGCTGATGTTGGAGATACTCATACCGAAATCATTATACATTCTGAAGTCGGAACTAAATATATATATTTGTATAATATTGTTTTGTATAATTTGAAATTTGTCGAACAGCTCGAAATTTTTAAATGGATAGCCGAAAAAATAAAAGCTAATCTAATAGCAATAGATTGTGGAGAGGCTTTCGGAAGAATTCTTTGCGACCATTTAGAAAAATCTTATACTAAAGAAAATATAGTTAGATATGCAGGTGCATCTAAGATTCCTATAGACTTTGAAAAGAACGAAAAAAATGAAATAATTCTTAAAAACGGAAAACCAATAACCAAAACAGAATTTATGTCAGAATGGTCGGTCAGAAGATTAAAAGCTCTTTTATACGATAGTAGATGTGTAATTCCTATAGATTATAAATTTGAAACTCAGTTTAGTTCTGTTATGGCTTTACAATCAGGAACTCGAACAACTTACAAATGTATTGCAGAAAACGACCATTTATTTGATGCGTGGAGAGTATTTGCGATAGCTCAATGGCTTAAAAAAGATTTTAATCAAACACCAATAATGAAACAAGATTGGGGAATAGGAGCATCTTCTTGGGCAAAAGAAAAGAAACCAACTACAAAGACAAAACAAGTAAGGAGTAAATAATGGCAAATCAAAATGGACTAATATTAAATTCACTTTTTTCAATGTTATTGAAGAAAATTATAGTTCCTAAAGAATTTCATGAACAAGTAGCATCGGTTAAAGAGATGCTAAAAGATGATATGTCTGGTTTAGTTGATTCTTTAACAGATTTTGCAGTTGATAGTGCGAGTGTTGATTTTAGTATTGAAACAAATAATGAGAATTTTACTGAAATAATGAGGCAATGGCTTGTTGGATTAAATATTAATTATCAAGGAAAAATTCCTTCGGGAATAAAACCACTTGCTAAAGAATATTTTAAAGAAAGATGGAAATATTCTTCTTTTCCAGTTTTAAAAATCCAAAAATGGGAATCAATAAAAGGGGTAATGCTTCCTACACAAATGTATTTTGTAGATGGAGGCAGTATTTATGCTAAGGATAAAGATGAAAAAAATAATGAATTATCATTATTTGGCTATGATTATTATCTTGGTAGAGATATGAAACATGAATTGGACAAAAATGTTATTTTTGCCAAAACTAATGGAAGATGGTTTACTAAATACCCAACTCCTTTTATTATAAAACGAGGTATTTATCATAATTGGAAAATAATAGAATCTCTCAAAGACAAACAAACAACAATTTTAGACCAAATAATTCCATACCTTCTTTTAGTGAAAAAAGGCAGTGAAGGTTTAGCTACAAGCGGAACTAAAACTTATAGTGATTCTGAATTAAAGAAGGTAATTGCAGATTTTCAAAAATTGATGAATGAAATTCGTTCAGGAAATTTTGGTGATACACAGATAAAGACTCCAATTAGAGCCGTAAACTATGATGAAGAACTTAAAAATGTTATACCTGATTTGTCAACTATTTTTGAGCCAGATTTATTTGTAGTAGCAGAAAGAAATATTTTATCAGGATTAGGATTTATTGATGTTATAGAAGCTACATCTACTTCTCGACGAGAAAGCATATTAAATCCAAAAGTTTTTATAGGAGAAGTTACAACTGGAGTAGAAGATTTCAAACAGATTTTAAAAGATTTAATTTTCATAATTATAGAGAAAAATAAAAAACATAAGAAATGGATAAATGGAGATTTTTATATTACTGCTTCTCCTATTTCTGTTTTTAGAACTGATGATTTTAAAAATCAGATGAGATTAATGTGGGAAAGAGGACAAATATCTAATCAAACTTATTGTGAAGTAGTAGGAGAAACTTCCTATCGCACAGAAAAATTAAGAAGAAACAAGGAAGCTAAAGAGGGGGACGATTATACCATGTATCCTCATATTCGTGAAAATAGAGAGGGGGTAGGTATAGATATTCCTGGAAAAGATACTGATAAAGATGGCAACCCAATCCCTACAGATAAATTAGATGATAAAGATAAATACAATGTAGGTAAATACGAAGCTCCAGTTAAATGTCCGAAATGTAAACATATCTTCGATATGCTCGCAGAAACTGAAGCAGGAATGGGTTGGGTAAAATGCCCTAAATGTGGCGAAGCGGTTACTCAAAAAAATATAATAAAATCAAAAGAAAAGGATTTAGAAATAGCTCCCTATCAAACTATAAAAAGTCTTCCTGATTCTGTTAAGAAAAAATTAAGTCCATCTAAACAAAAATCATGGATGAAAATATTCAATAATGCTTATAGTTTTTATATGAAGAAATATAAAGACGCTAAAAAAGCGGAAAGTCTGGCTTTTCGCACAGCATGGTCTCAAATTAAACAGGTAAAATCTAAAAAGAAAAGTAAAAAGAAATAAGAGAGGATAATATGAACATATTTCAAAGAATAACATCGAAGTTCAAAGGAGTTCCTTTGACAGTTAATCGAAAAATCGCATTAAAGAATTGTGCAATCGCAGATATAAGATATGATGAACCTGGAGAAGAGACAGGTCAATTGTATCATTATTATCATTATATTCACATTAGCGGAAGACGCATTATTATGCGAGAAAAGGATGATGAAACTGAATATAGATATGCTTCGGGTCTGTTTGCCAATAGACAAACTTTGACTTATAGACATTTACATCAACTATAAGAAGGGCTATTTATGAAAAATTATAGAAAAATTCCTAATCCCATTACTGGAAAGATGCAAAGAGTTTTAAGCGATGAGTATTTAGAAAATTTAATAAAGGTTTATGTAGATAGAGGCGACCCAACTGCTTGGGATGCCACTGAAGCAACATTAACTGAAACACTCACTTGGACAGATTGGGATTTATCCAGTATTGTCCCTGTTGGTGCAAAGGCAGTTCTCATACGGGTAAGAATAAAAACTAATCCAGCTTTTCACGCTATAATTTTTAGAGAGAAGGGCAACTCTAATATCTTAGTTGCTGGAGCAACCAGAACACAAGTAGCTAATGTTTGGTATGAGAACCAAGTTATAGTTGCTTGTGATAGCGATAGAGTTATTCAATACTATTTATCTTTCTCTCCAGTAGATATGGATATAGTTATTGGAGGATGGTTTATATGACAAGAGCAGAACTTTATAGACATTTTGGAGCTAAACTTATTGAAGCAATAGTATTAATAATTAAAGATGAAATAAATATTTTAAGAACGGAAGCAGGATTAGCAGAAAGAACCAACCAACAAATCATAAACTCTATCGAAACTAAATTAGCCAGTTTAGAAGACTATGATTGGATGGATGAAATAATATAAAAGAGACAATTATGAAAAATTATAGAAAAATTCCTAATCCCATTACTGGAAAGATGCAAAGAGTTTTAAGCGATGAATATATCAAGCTGATAGATGATATTGCTGATGCTATTTCTAAAAAACACACACAAAATACTGATATAGCATTAAGAACAGATAAATTAACTGTAGATGAATCTGGTAATACAAATGTTGTTGGAAAATTAACATTTGCAGAATTAGAAGCTTTAACTTCTATTTGGAATTACTGTGAATATCTCCCTGCTATTAGTTTATCGCCTGGAGGTTCTGGTGCAACTCAGATAACACCTTCTATCAATACGATTGGAGGATATAGATTAGATGCAGAAACTGAATATCTCTACTTTAGTGGAAGGATATGTAATCCCTGGGATGAAATCTCTGATATAGAGATTCAAGTAACTTTTGAAGTAAATACAGATAATAGCGGTGGAGCAGACGCAGATACGATAGATTTAAGTCTATTGGCTTATTACAAAGGCTCAGGAGAACTTATTAACAAAACTCAAACAGTTGAGACTGTAACCGTTGTAGGAAAATCGGCACAATATAAACAATTTATTGCAACATTTTATATAGATTATGATAAAGTAGATAATGTAGTTCAGATTGGCGATATATTTGCTTTAAGACTTAATTTGGAAACCGATACTTCTGAAGTTGATAATGTTATAATTAACTTTATAAGAATTATGTATAAAACAAAATATCCGCAATTAAGAATTTTATAAAGAAATAAATTTAAGAGAGAAAAATTATGAAAAAATTTAGAAACGTTCCTAATCCTTTTACGGGAGGAACACAAAGGGTTCTGAGTGATGAATATATACAATCAACAGCAAGTTCTTTATTTTTTAAAGAAGGAGTTGCTACAGTCGGAGATTTACCATCAACTGGAAATGTAGAACATGATGCAAGATTTGTTAATGATACTCATCATTTATATATTTGGGACGGCGATTCTTGGCAAGACCAGGGAGATATTATAGATATAAACTGGGCAACAATAGAAGGCAAACCTACGTCAACAGTAGTTGATATTGATGATGCGGTATCTAAGAAACATAGTAATTCTTTAGACCATGCTCAAAATACAGACACTATTCTTTTGTCAGGAGGTTCTGGCGGAGAAGAATTATTTAATAATGGAATTTTAAAAACTAATTTATTGTCAGATGATGGTATTCGTATCGAAATAGACGAAATTAGGGCAAGAGATGGAGACGGATTAAAACTTTGTGATAATAATGGCTTCTTAGGGGTATTTGTTGAAGATGATGGACAAGTAGGTATAGGAAACACAAATCCTGCTATGGCATTAGACGTTTCGGCAGGGAATTATGATGGTGTAAAGATTCACAGCGAAGATGTAACATCTATTGGAGACGAAATAGGAGTATATTTTGGTTTTAGGAGAGATGTGTTAGCCACATGGGATACTGGAGCAAAAATTGTGGCAAAAGCAGAAGATACCACTTATCCGAAGACAGGACTTGCTTTTCATACAGGCGATTGGCTTTATGGTGTTATTGAAAGAGTGAGAATAGATTATGATGGTAATGTAGGTATAGGTATTACTACTCCAGATGCTACCGCACTGTTAGATATTTCAAGCACTACAAAAGGATTTCTTCCACCCAGAATGACAGCAAGTCAAAGAAATGCTATTTCATCTCCTGCAACTGGATTAATGTTATATGATACAACAAATGATAAAATGGATTTTTATAATGGTAGTGTATGGAAAGGTATAGTAACTGCTCCAGTAGCTACACTTACTCCTGGGTGTGTGCCTTTTGCAATAGCAGGTCATCATATTGATGACGATGTGAACCTCTTCTGGGATAATATAAATAAAAGATTAGGTATTGGCACAAATATTCTTCTTGAACCTTTAACTATTGATGTTGGAGATGATACTTATGGCGGAATAGAAATTACTAATAGTAATAATGGTAGTGGTTCTCAAACTGGATTAATTTTAAGAACTGTGCATGATACATCAAAAAGAGTGGGCACTGCTGGAACTTATGGATGGCAATTAGTAGCTCGAAATGATAACTGGGCTACTGCTTCTCAAAGAGAAGATTTAATGTTAGAATATTATGATAACAATGTATGGAGATATGTAGTCTTTTTTGAACATGATACTGGAAATATAGGAATTGGAACGGAAGAACCTGAATGGTTATTGGATGTTGATGGAAGCCTTGCTGGAAAGAAAATTATTATGAATAGAGGGGCAACTCAAAGCCCTTATATCATGAAAGGGGCAGGTCTCCCAAGCAAAGGAATGAGTTTTTATACTGTTGATAACCATAGAATGATTATTGCTGAAAATGGCAATGTAGGTATTGGAGTCAATGCGTATCCAGACCATAAATTACATGTTCAAGGTAATGTGTTAATTGAGGGATTACAGGGTTTTGACAGTGCTGACGAAACTGCAATTTTGTATATAGGAGATACTCAAAATTATATTAAAAACACTTATGAAGATTTAATTGACATTGAAGGTTATAATGGAGTTAATATTAGAGATACTAACGGAATTATTGCAACATTTGAAGATGGCAATGTAACTTTAAATAATCAAAGTATTATTGCTACAAGTCCTTCATCAATAGGATTTACAAGCCTTATTTCTGGCTCTGCTTATTATCCAGCTTTTAGAACTGCTGATAGTGATAGAACTGACGACTTAAAGATGATACTATCAGGGTGGTATCAAGATGATTCAAACATGGAGTTTTTATTTTTTGGATGGGATGAAGCCGAACAGCAATATGAAATCAGGTCTAATGCTTTAGGTAGCGGAAATGTTCAAAATCTAAGTATTTTTACATTAGGAAATGATAATCAATTATTCTTAAAGACTGATGGAAATGTTGGTATTGGAAAAATCCCAACTGAAAAATTAGATGTAGTTGGAAATATTGCCGTAACAGGAACAGTAGATGGTAGAGATATTTCAGAAGATGGAACTGCATTGGACGACCTTGAATCTGCTGTTACTAAATTACAAAGAGTATCTAATGGAGTTTTTGAAACAGCTCAAACAGGAGTCGAATATTATAGTCCTAATCAACATGGTAGAATTTATGGAGAAATTTATAGACAATATCATGGAGTTAAAACAAATGGACAAACACTAACAACTACGGGAATTGAAAGATTGATTGATTTTGGTGGAATGATGAACGGTGATATGACTTATCGTGGACATACCCATAGCGGTTCAGAATATATATGGGTTCACAGAGAAATCAATTCGGTTCAATTTAATGTATCAGGTTGGAATATAGATGATGGTTGGGTAGATTATGCGAAAACATAAACATAATGTAAGGAGAAAAAAATGTTTAAAAAGAAAAGTAAGGACAAAATTGTAGAATTAAAAGCGAAGATTTTTGATATTATTGAAGCACAAGAAATAATGAAATATAGAATAAATCAATTACAGCAAGAAAAAGAAAAAAAGCTAAAAGAACTTGCTGGACTTAAAAAGAAAGCCAAATAATTTCTTAGAGGAGGAAGTTTATGGAAAGAATCACTAATATTCAGGTAGAAGATTTTCTTCGAGATTTTGAAGAAAATTCTACTGTAGAAATTTTGGAAGAAGGGAAAGAAACAAACGAAATCTTCCAAATAGCTAAAGCAAGAGGAATAGATTTAAAGAAAAATAAAGATTTAGCAGGATTTAAGTGTATCTATGCTTTTACAGATAGACCCAATAGAAATGGAGCTATTTTACCAGAAAAACCATTTTTAAAAGCATTACCCTCAATGATAGGTAAACCTATAAATATAGGACATCAGAGAACGTATGTTATAGGGCATATATTAGATTATCGCTATCAATTAAAAGAAAAAAGAGCTATCATGTATGGAACTCTTTATAAATCTAATTTTATTGAGGAGTGGGAACAAGTTAAAAAAGATTTTAAAGCTAAAAAATTAAATGTTTCTTTTGAAATTTGGTCTCCAAAAAATAAACGTAAAGAACTTCCTGATGGCACATATGAATTATATGACCAAGAAATAGCTGGTTGTGCTATTCTTTTTAGAGACGAAGAACCAGCTTTTGATGGTGCAAGAGTATTAGCATTAGCTAAAAAATTAGAAACAGAACAGCCAGAATTAGTTTATGCTTCTAAATATAAGGAAGACGAAATTATAATTTGTGAAAGTGGTAAATGTAAGACCATTTCTTGCAAATTAGAAAATGCAGATACAGAAATGATAGAAACGCCTAAACAAACACCTAAGATTAAATGTTCTAATTGCGAAGAAGAGTTTGAATATGCTGGAATTGGAGATATTAAATGTCCGAAATGTTTCGCTATTCTTAACAAAATGGGTCTTATGATTTACCCTCCTCAAATCAAAGACTTTAGAATAACCTGTCCATCTTGTAGAATAAATAGATGGTTGATACTGAATCAATGTGAAAAAGGAGCAAAACTTCGTTGTTTACACTGCTCTAAAGAATATTATG